CTTACAGAACAACTCAGAGATAAATGCGCTCAAGAAGTTCAATTCTGGAGAAATAAACGATGCTGCCCAATTTGTTTTGGATATAAGAAATAGCAGAGATCAATTTTTAGACCAACTTCAATATAACTACTCCCAGTTTAATGCTAAATGGAGACAGGATGTTACCCTAGAGCAATTTAAGACTGATTGGGATGCTACAACTACAGATGTTAAAAACGGCCTAGATCTAACTAGTGAGCAAATGACAGGGACATGGGACCATGTAGATTCCTTGTTAGATTATGTATTTAAGTATTCTCAAAACGAAAATGAGGCTATTAAAGATTTAACCATTGCTCAAATACAGGCTCAAGCAGGTAGGAAAAAAGGTGGTGGTTTTCTAAGTGGTCTTGTATCTCTAGCAGGTTCTTTTCTAAGTACAGGTAAAGGGGCTGAGTGGCTAATATCATTAAGTGACTCTCGTTTTAAAAATAATATCCAAAAGTATAATACCATAAATGGTATAGGTTTATACAAATGGGATTGGTCAGAAGAGGCCAAAGAGTATGGGGCAGACAAATTACCTTCGTATGGAGTTGTAGCTCAAGAACTTTATAAAACCCACCCTGAAGCTGTATTTGAAAAGAATGGATACCTTCACGTTAACTATGAGGTAGTTAGAGATGCAATTCGATGAAGCAGTATTACTCTCCATAAAGAAATTTAAAGAGGGGAAAATGTTAAATAAAACCTCAGAGATAAAGGATGGCGAAGTCTATTACACGCCTGAATATTTTGATGGGTTGCAACAGGCCCTAAATAGTGATGCAGAAGTAGAAGAGAAAGAGTTGGATCAAGATGGTAATACCACAGAAGTTTGAAGCTCCAATTCCGGGCGAAAACCTAACATCAGATAACCGAAACTACCCTTGGCATAGGCCCCCAGATATTACGGACTATGACGAAGCAGTAGAAAATATGATCAGCAAGATCTCTGAGCCAGAAGACTTAGAGACTATCTATGCGTTGATGGATGTAGGTGCTGATGTAGTTACTATTACTACAGTTTTATTACTTACATCAATTAAACAAGGTAAAATGGGGGTAGACTTAGCTATTCAGGTGGCAGGTCCTGTATCCAGATACCTAGAGATAAAAGCTGAAAATGCCAGTGTAGAATATGAGATGGGGCTAGAAGATAAAGATCGACAGCCTCTGACTGCTACGGAGTTACAGAAACTTCTTTTAATTGCTGAAGAAGAGGGAATTGCTGATATAATACCTGCACCCCCAGAAGATCCAGTAGAGGAAGAGATGGCAGAAGGTGAAGGCCTTATGTCTATCCCAGAAGAAGCAAGTCCTGAAGAACAAGCAAGTATGCTAGGGGATATGCCTGAAGAAGAACCTATTGAGGAAGAGATTGTATAATGTCTGCACGTTTTAATTTTGCTATAGCCGAAGCTCAAGAAAAAATCCAAGATGAAGCATTTATGGATAAGATGGGCATTGGAGATTACATGACCGTCCTAGCCTCTGGACTTAAAGAGGGGCTTCAAGAAAAGGAGCGTCAAGAGTTAGAAGCTGAAAAGTTAAAGAAGGCAGAAGATGCTAAACTCCGACAAAAACAAGTGGCGGCTGATAAACTAGCTAAAGAAATAGACAGTACAGTTAACTTAGTTTTAGAGACAAACGGCCTAAATACATCTCTTGCTCCAAAGCTTACGCAAATTCTTAAAAATAATGGTTCAGCAAATGCTAGTCTTGCTCAGGGGTATATAGATAGCATTGATAACATTAATGAGTTTACATTAAATGCTCCTACGAGTGTTGATGATCAGATGAACATGATTATTCCAGACCCTGTGTTTAAAAATCCTAACCTTAAAAACATTTCAGGAATGGATTTAGGACAGGTTATATCTGAACTTAGTAAGATAACTAAGCAAAGTAATCCAGAAAAGTATGCTGCCCTTGTAGATAGACAGGCAACCCTACAGTCAGGTCAAGGTACTTATAGCGATGATACCTTTTTAAATAAACTTACTAGAGAAAATATTGGTGATGCAGAAATTATGCTTGATGGTTTGCTTAAAACTAAACAAATAGATCAAGATATGGTGCAATATAACAGGATACTTTCAAGGGTTAACCAACTAAGAAGACAAGATGATTATAGAGATTTAAGTAAAGGTGATCCATTTAAAAATAAAGATGGTTTCTTTAAAGATAAAAAAGAAATTGAGCTAATGGTTAACGATCAGGCAAATATGGCAAAGTTAACTCAGACTCAGAAGAATAGAGGGAAAGGTTTAATATCTCCTCCTTCAGAGAAGAAGTCTGTAGAAGAATTATCTGTAACCCAAGTTATATCAGAAAGACAACTTCTAAAAGAACAGGGAGAGAAAACTGATTTAGAAAACCTTAGACTTGTTGCTTTAAATAGTACATATGATGCCTTAGTTGCTGCAGGTAAAATTAATCCTAAAGAAGAAGAAGTTTTTGATGTAGTAGCTCACGTTGCAGGAATGGACGCAAACGAACAGAGAAACACTTTAGTTCTTCTAAAAGACAAACAAAGACTAGGTACGCTAGAACCTACTGAACAACAAACTTTAGCTAAACTTCAGTTCTTAGATAACGTAGATGGGGAATTTACCACTCTTGATAAACGTGTATTTAAAGACTACAGCTATAACGACTCAGATAAAGCTACCCTAGAGGTTACTATAGAAAATGTACAAGAAAGATTAGCGAATTATATAAAAGATAAATCAGGTCTGTCTTCTGATAGATTTGAAACGTACACAAATGAACTTGTAAGATTGAAGATGATAAAAGATTCATTTGATCTTCAGGATAAAGTTAAAGAAAACAATGTTTCTGTAGAGCTAACTAAAGATTTTACTACTATAGAATTTACAGGTGATCCAGAAGGTAGCACAACTCTTGTTAGACTTACTAAAGCAGGAAACTTCTATGTAGTATCTGGTACAAGAAAAGGACAAATAGTTGACAGAGCTACAGGAGATTACAAGCCAGATAGTGTAGGCCCTCTTGTTGGAAATTCAGTAGAAGCTACTTCAAAGTTGGCTAACAGAAATGATGATTTCTTTCAAAAACTTAATGATAAGAAAAATGATGCATCAAAACTTATCCAGAGTTCTTATGAACTTCTAGAGTTTGTACGTCAAAATGAAGGAGTTCTAACCATTGGTAAAATGGCAAGTTTTGCTGAAAGAATAATGAAAGGAACAGAACAGTTCTTTGAAGTAATGAAAAATACACAAATGTCTTATTCTGAGGCACAGATAATAGAAAAAGTAAAAGCATCTGCTATGGCTGAGTTTGAAGCAGCCAATAGCAGTAAAGCTAATTACTCTCAGTTAGCAGGTGTGTATGATCAATGGATATCTCTATCTCTAAGACACGCATTTCAGTTTGCTAAACTCCAACTAGGAAGTTCTGGACAAGCATTGTCTAACATGGACTTTAAAAATACCTTAACTATTAACAATACAGGTTCTACCTATGACGTATATGGTGCAAACATTTTAAGACAAACTGAAAAACTACTAACCTCTGAAAGTTTAGCATTTGATAATAGTCTAAATTCAGATATGGAACATAAGATTGGTCTTAGGGACCCTCTCTATAAAGAGGTTTTTGAGGAAACTGGGATAGTAGTGGGTGGTTTAGATGCGTTTGTTAAAACAAATAATCCAGACGCATACAAAGTTGTTCAAGATTTTAAAACGGATGGTACACTTCCCCCTAAAGGCTCTACTACAGTAGTAAGCCAATCTAGTGCAACTCCTGCAGACTTAAATGAAATAGCAAATGCTCAGGTGGCAGTGGATTATATGAACTCTATAAACCCTAATAACGAATATGGTAAATTTATGCAGGGAAACCCTGATGAAGCTAAAATAAATACAATGGCCCTTGCTTTAGCAGTAAAGGCATATAAAGTTGGAACCCCAACAGCCGAAATGATTAGTCACGCAAAAGGGTGGCTTACGGCTCTAGCCCCTAAACAACCTACGTCTAACAATTAGGAATACCTATGGAAAATCAATATGGCCTAACTCCTGAAACGGCCCAAATGTACATAGATAACCCTTGGGCGAATAATGAAAATATTCCTCAAGAGGAACTAGAAGCTATTGCTAATCCTGTTACTAGCCCCTCCATTAATCAAGAGGAAGAAGATGCAGATACGGTACTTCAAGATTTAGGTCTACCTACTACTCCTCGTGTGGAGTTTAATGAGACTACTCAGGAACGACAAGAAGCTGTTCAAAGTGGAGATGATCTAACCCCAGAAGCTATCTTTGGTGAAAAACCGGGGGGTACATTCAAGGAGATAGCAAATAACTGGATAGACAGATTAACTGTATTTACCACTGAAAAATTTGATGAGTATAAGGGTTCAAACCTTGCAAATGAGAATCTAAGTGTACAACGAGCAAAAGCAGATTCCGAAACTTATGATGCTGAAGTAGCAGAATACATGACGGAAGCACAGGAGATTTATGATAACTTCGGTACTCCTGAGATAGTTGATGGAAACCCTACTGGTAGACGTATCTATGAAAGGGTGACTAATGATCCTGAAACTGGAAAGATCCTTGTTGAAAATGTAGTTGTGCCTAAACCTGAAGAGATGGGACCTGATTTTTTCAATAGAGTTTTTAGAGAAGGGTTTTTAGATTTTAGAAAAGATTTATCAGGTGCTATGCAACTTGACTTTTCTGATGATACAGGAAAGTTTGAGTTAGGAACTGCAGAAGAAGACAAAGACTTTATTCAAAGCAATCCTACTATGGAGTTAACTTCAGGTGAGCAATTACTTGCAGACGTACTTACACTGGCTCCAGTAACAGGTGGTTCTTCTACTATTACTAGAGGTGGCCTAAATCTTCTCAAGATGGCTACTAGATTAGATAAATCAGCTAGGGTAGGTGGACTAGGAAGATTTGGTAGTACAGTTATTGGGGCATCTTTAGCAGACACTCTCATAGCCAGTGAAGGACAATCAGGAATATTCCTAGATGATAAAATTCAAGATTGGGCAAAAGCTGCAGGATATGATTGGTCAGCCTCTACCTCTAGAGATGTAGGGTTACTATTAGAAGGTTTGCTTTTAAATGGTGCGCTTGATGGACTACTAACTGTAGCAGCCCCTGCCTTAATAAATTTTGGTGGGTTGAAAGCAGGAGATACAACTAAACTTAGCGCACAACAGATGGTAAAGTCTGTTAAAGATGGGCAGGTGTTAAACGTAGTTAATTTCCTTGATCCTGAAATATTAAAATCTAATGGAAAAGCTAAGAACAGAAAACTTATTAAATTATCAGAAGTTCTTAGAGCTAATTCTGTAGAAACAATTACCATAGGAAATTTTGCTAAAGACATTGATGTAACTACCACTATAGCTCTAGCCTCTGGTGCGGAAGCCTACATTAGAGAAACTCGCCAAAACTTAAAAAATACTTTTACTAAAGTAGAAGGCAGAAACAGAAATGTATTTGATGAAGAAGCATGGGAAGCCTATGTAGAAAAAGAAGCTAATGAGATGTTTGCTAGAATGGTAGCTCTTATGAAGGCTAACTCAGGTGATCCTAGACTGACGGGACTTGATGATGCCGTTATTATGCAAACGGGAGAAGCCTTTAAACAAGCTGCAGACCAAATACAGACTAAAGAGGCTTCTCAAGTTCTAACAGACAGACTAGTTGTAGGGTATAAAGAAGAAGTAGATAAACTACTAGAGAAAGCAAATATAAAACAAATTGAGATAGACGAGGTAAAACTAGCTAAACAAAATATATTACAAGATAGCGAAGAATACCTAACAGTTGTTGATGAGTTATATCCTTTTGGTGATATGACAGATCAGACAGTCTCTAGGTTTGCAAACAATGTTTTATTCCCTGAGTTTGTAAAGGCTAAACAGGCCTATCAAAATGCTTTTGACGCAGTACCAAATACACCAATTGGTCAGGACGCTGCAGAAGCTCTTATGAAAATTTTTAAAGATGCTGTTGAAAATAGCCTTCCTGCAGACAAAGTGGTAAACACTAATCGGGCTAAACAAGCGGTAAAATCAAAACTAATAGGAATATTTAACAAATTAAGTCCACAGCCTATTGGTGGTACAGAAAATACTGGACTTGTGTTTGAACAAGAAGCCACGTTTAAAGAAATTACAGATAGAGTTTCTCAACTAGGTTTTGCTGATCTATGGACTTTAAAACCAGTAATTGCCCGTCTAAAAAATACTGGTCCTGAAGATGAACGAGCAATTCTTATTGAATTAGGTAAACATCTTAATGGCAATGTAAACGAAAAGGGAGAGGCAGTAGGACAGATAGGCTATGCCATGTTGTCAGAAAATTCAGCAACTGCAGAGGCTGCAATAAAAGCACAACAGCTATGGCAAGATTTTGATAACAGGTTCCGTGACTCAGAATTTATTAAGCCTGTAACAAAAGCTTTAGAGGATAGATTGGCAAAGAAATTAGCTTTTGCTCCATCCACCGTCAAAGCGGCTGATCTAGGTACTGCAGATGTAGAAGTAGCTTTATCAAATGCTATCGACACGGCTCTAGGAGCTTCATTTAAAAGTGGTACTCTTCAGAGAGAGCTATCTGAAGCGGTAGGGGATTCTGCCATAGATGGGGCAACCGAAACTTCTCTTTTATTTAGAACAAAGATTATTAAAGATGTCGTAAACAGTCTGTCTCCATTTGTAGATCAGGGACTTACCCCACTACAGATTAGACAAGTCTTGCAAGAGCCTATAGCTAACTTACGGGCCTCTGGAAGTAATGATGCTGCAGATCAATTACAGGCCTTGATAACCAGAATAGAAAATAAAACTGTTGAGCTAGGAGACTTAAATCTTAGTCTAACAGATGAGTTAAATGCCGCCAACGATGCAATAGAGGCAAAGAAAAATAGTGTAATACAATCACTTCTGTCTAAATTTAAAGATAGTGACAACTTAGAGATGGCAACGGAAGGACCTGCTACTTCAATAAATTTACAGAGTATTTTGATAAATACAGATACTAATAATACTAAGCAACTTCTTGCTGAAATAGATAAACTTCCTACTGAAGCTGAAAAGTTGTTAGCAAAACAAGTTTTACAGGCTGAAGCATTAGATTTAATAGGGGGTAGAATATTTGGAGCCAGTACCATTGGTACTCAAAATATGAAACCCATATCTAGGGTAAACCAAGGACAGTTAGCAAAGCTCAGTAATGAAGAGGCTACAGGTCTTCTAACTAGCTTAGATTTAATCTTTGATGGACAGTCAGGTCTTGAGGATGTAAGAGAAGGGGTAGTTAGAACACTAGCCATTTTACAGAGACAATCTATGGGGACTTTTTCTAGAGGTGTGTCTGTAGGATCAAATACGTCACTGTTAACAGATCAGGCTAGAAGAACTTCAGACGCTGTATCTACAGGTATTCTTCTTGTAGCAGGATACATGAACCCGACTGCAGCATTTCTCCGTAGGCTAAGTTCTATCCCTCTAAAAGAGTTAGCTGAGTTAGAGAAAGAAGTAGCTGCAGATGCTTTAGCAGTAATATTAGCCCAACCAGAAGAGTTTGCTACCTTAATAGACAGACTTAGAAAAAATCAGAATATTCAGGCTATTAAAGGGGCAGCTAGACAGACAGTTAATGCGGCATACCAAGGCGGTAAGTACAACATATTTATAAGAGAAGAAGAGCCTACTGATGAAGAAATTGGTTTTATCCAACAATTTGTAGGTAGGGACCTATCAGAGGGTATAGGTGCAATATTTGGGGCTAAATAAATAAAACCCCCACATTGCCTCAAGCATAAAACAGTGTGGGGGCTTCAACCAACTAAGTGCCACTTCCCCATACCCGTGTTTGAGGTTGTGACGAGGTGACCAAACCTCATGCAAACAATATATAGTATACTGCCCCCACCGTCAACCGATAGTGGGGGTTTTTCTTTAAAAACTTAGGTAATATCTACCATTTCACAGACATCCCCAGAACACGCCATTGTCCTAGAACCTGAAGTGTTATCCTCTTGCTCATAGAGGTCTAGCTCATCCCAGTTAATGTCTTTAGGCATGGACTTTAGAAGAGTGTCATAGTCTTCTCTACTTACATTCTGGTAGGGAGCCTGTTGATATGTATGTTCTTCAAAAGGTAAGAAGCTAACACCAGACATTTCATCAAAGTGTTTTAATACAAAGGAGCCTACCTCTAACCACTCTTCAGGTTTTACGTTAATAGTAACACTAGGTTTATGTTCACACCAGTGTCTCTGATAAATTAGCCAAGTCTCTAGCTGTTGTATGGCTGAGAAGTCCTTAGTACACTTAGCCCCCTCTGGCGCTCTCATAGGAAAACTAAATACAGTTGTGTGATCTGGCTTCATAAAATCAGGTTCACTAGGTATCCCCTGATCCACCATAAACTGTGTGAGAGGGTCTTTGTTATCTCCTCTAACTGTTCTTATATAGTAGGGGGAGTATCGTGGGTGTAGTCCACTGGCACTATCAACTAACTGAGAAACAGTACCAGAGGGCTTAACACAAGTTATGGCAGTACTGGCAGGTATCTTTAGCCTCTCTGACCACTCCTTGTTTGTTTTAATAGCTAACTGCTTTAGGTGTTCCAGAGTTTCATTTAATGCCTCATTCTTAACAGTCATAAGTGGGTTATCCATAATACCTGTAAGGCTTACTCCAAGTAGACGCTCTTCCTCTGTGTTATCCTTCCACACTTTTCTTAAGTAAGGGAAGTAAGTAAAGGTAGATTGAATAGTGCCTAGTATAGTAGCTAGTCTAACTTTCTTCTCTATAGCAGCAATATCATCCGTAGCCCTAACAACTACTTCAGATAAATTACAGAACTGCATGGGCCTCAAGCTGATCTCAGAGCACGGGTTGCAACCGAAGTCTTGGTCGGCATCTCTTCTACCACTTTGCTCTGCAATACGTTTACAGGCCTCTCTGTTGAAGATACCCCGTTCACCGCTGCCACTCTCTACTAAGGAAGTCCACTCTCTTATGAAGGACAGTGCATCAGGAGTTTCTGTGTAGACCACGCTGTTGTTAGCCAAGGCTCTGTGTGGAGCATTCTCCCACCACTTGCCTGACTTAGCATGACGCATTCTATCATCCGACAGATTAGATAGGGATATCATAGCTGATCGCCTTACCCCACCCATAACAATAACTTCCCCTATCTTGCACATAATATCATGGCATTCCATAGAGTATAGCTTTCGCCCTTGAGCATTCTTAAAAGTAGAAATACAGAAGTTAAACAGATCTACTAGTGGGGCAGGGCCACTGGCTCTACCACCAAAGGTCTTCAGCCTAGCTCCTGCAGGTCGTACTTTAGATACATCCCACTGTGGGATTTCTCCTGCCCATAGCAACGCTAGAACTTGTCGGAAGCCTTTAGCCCACCCACGTTTACTATCCTGTATAACCACTGTGGTATCTGAACTAAAAAGGTTCTCAGGGACTTCTGGTAGCTTAGATATATACTGCCTCTCTACACTAAACCCTACGCCTGTTCCGTTGAGAAGTATATACATAGCTTCATCAAAAGACTTAGGATCATCTACTGGTAGGTAAGAACAATTATACATACAGGTATTGTCTCTCTCAGCCGCAGGTCCTGCAGTCATAAGAGATCTCATAGATGGCATTATGTTAAGACTAAGAATACCATCCCGTATTTCATCTACATAGGAGTCATTACCAATTAGAGGACGAACTACATTGTCCATGTACCTCTCTACGGTTTCGCCCCAAGTCTCTCTGCGCTTCTCTTCATCAAGCCACCTTGCATAGCGAGAAGTGGCTATAAAGGTTTGGTAGTCAGTTGGTAAGTAGTTGTTCATCTTTTTCTCATTAGGTAAGGGGCCTAGACCGAAATACTCTCTCTGAGCATTGGTGTAGGCCATTGCTTCAATATCGTCTTTAGATATCATATTAATTTATTTATTATTGTATTTAGAATCTTTCTCCAGAATGGAGATAAGTCGATCTATGTACCACCTGCATTTATATAAATCCTGCAGAGCTTTTTCCTTGTAGGGCCATCTCCACAAGTATTTGAATGCGGTTTGCCAACAGTAGGCAGAGTGACCAGATATATCTGATCCTTTAGTCATAGCTTCCATAGCATCTATACACTCTATAGAAGCATTATTATAGTGAGGTGGGTTATCCACCATGTCTAATCCAATAGTATCGGTATTCATTGTAAGGGTTAAGTCATCACCCATTGTAATAGTTTCTTTGTGAATGTGAGGTATGCTCATCAGTGTATCCTATTCTTAGGTTTTAGTTTTATAACATTGTTCTTAGTTTTATTCTCTTCTATTGCATCCATAAGAGACTGGTCTGGTTCAAACTGTATAAAATCTTCTCCAAAGTCCTCTCCTGAAACTATAGCAGATAAGTCAGACAGTTGTCTTAACATCCCACCAGTAACAGCAAAGCTTTCCATATTTATTTTAATGTCGTGTACTATTCCATTTAACATATCCAAGTAGAATATCATCTCGCCATCATTTTCTTCTAAATCGAGGTTATGAATTACCTCTATATCAACGGCTTCTGTATCTGGATTAATACATAACTCTAAACGTAAACTATTCTTTTGTAATTCATCTGCCACTTAATTTACCTTTCTCATGCAAACTAAAGAAATGCTCTGCGTCCATAACCACAAGAGGTTTCTTTCTGTCTGCCTTTAAAACTACTAAAGGTTCTGCTTTATTGGGGCAGTTTTCAATAGCTTGATCCATTAATTTATATACAGCAAAGGTTTTGTATGCCTTGCACTCAATAGAGTATGGAAATAATTTACGGGCTGCAGGGCTGAGTTGTACGTCCTCACCACCTGCCCCCATAGATGTACTACGGCAATCATCAGGCTCAAGCTTTGGGAATATAGATAATATTTTATCCCTCACCCACTGCTGATGCCGCCTACCTTTGGCTTTAGCTGATTGAACGCTTATAACCATTTAGGTAATTCGATAAAGGTGTAACTACCCCATCCCGTGCCATACTCCAAAGACTGATCTGCAAATGCTATCTGATCTATTGTATCATGCATACGCTGTGTTGCGCTCTCCATTAGTTCTGGAGTTACAACGTGCATATGTGCAACATACGGGCTAGATTTTTCACAGGTTATAAATGAAAATTCTTTCACCTCAAACCCTGCTAGTTCGCATACATATTTGTAAAACGCTGCCTGAATATCATAAGCATATTTAAAACACTCTTTGGAGAAGCCTACAGGAGAGGC